GATACTCTTGAGAGTATCACGAAAGCCATGAACTATTTACTTGCTGCTAAAATAAATAATTTAAGAAGCAAGACCCGTATTGACGATACTTGACAATACAGATAGCGTATGGTATACTACGCTAAACACAGGAGAAACTTTGGATGATTCACGATTTTAATTATGTTATGGGAATGGTTCGTGATCTTAGGGCCACTAGTAGTACCAAGGATAAGGAAGGTATTATTCTGGATTATTGTGGACACAATAGTGCCGCAGCATCTTTCACCAAGAATATTTTGCTTTATACCTATCATCCGTTGTGGCAGTACAATGTCACTAGTGATAATCTCAAGAAGAAGAATCATCTTGTAGCAAGAAAGAACGAATATAAAAATTTCTTTGATTTGTTGGATGCTCTAAAGAGTCGAAAGATTACTGGACATGATGCTATCTCTGCTGTGAATAGTTTTATCGAACACTACTCTGAATACGAGGAACTGATTCATTGTATTATCGACAAGGATTTGAAAACCCGTGCTGGTGACAAGATTATCAACAAGGCTATTCCTGACCATATTCCAGAGTTTAGTGTTGCTCTGGCAGATAAGTACGAGCCTAAACTTGTAGATTGGAAGGATGGTTGGTATGTTAGCAGAAAAATTGATGGTGCTAGATGTATTGGGATTGTTGATAGTAATGGTGATACTACCTTCTATTCCCGCACGGGAAAAGAGTTTGATACTCTTGGCATCGTCAGGGATGGTATTAAGGCTCTTGGCGTTACTAATGTAGTATTTGATGGCGAACTTTGTCTTGTAGACGATGAAGGTAATGAGGACTTTCAGGGAGTTATGAAACAACTCAAGAAAAAGGATCATACTATTCCTAATCCATCATTTAAGATTTTTGATATGCTAACCCATGATGAATTTTATAGTAAGAAAGGACAAAAGAATCGTCCATATTCTATTCGTTTAGCAAATCTGACAGAGATTATGACCAAGAATGAATGTCCATGCCTAACTCTACTTGAACAAGAATTGATTCATAATGATGAACACTTTCAAGAGTGGGTTAAAGAGGCCGCTGATTCTTTTTGGGAGGGTGTTATGCTACGAGCAGATGAACCATATAAAGGAAAGCGTAGCAAAGACCTACTTAAAGTTAAAAAGTTTTTTGATGATGAATATGAGGTTATTGATACTGAAATGGGGCCATTTCGATACGTTAAAGACGGTGCAGAGTGTGAAGAAACGATGCTATCTTGTGTGATGATTAAACACAAGGATAATATTGTTAGGGTTGGCAGCGGTTTCGCTATTGACCAAAGACAAGAATTTTATCAGCATCCTAAAAAGATTCTTGGAAAGATTATTACAGTCCAGTATTTTGAGGAAACTAAAAACCAAGACGGTGGAATTAGTTTGCGTTTTCCAACATTTAAAATTCTACATGGTAATACCAGAAATATATAGTTAGTTATGTATGTTACAAATCTGTAGTTCTAATGTCTCTTATATAGATAAGTTTGCTATATATGGAGAAAGACATTCTGGAACCAACTTTTTAGAGCAGTGTATGCGACAAACATTTGGTTTAGATAAAACAGAATATTACGGATTCAAACATTTTTTTGGTTGGACTAAACCGGAAACAATTACCTATAGAGGAAAACACACTTTATTTATTGGTATAGTTCGTAATCCTTATGATTGGATAACGGCTATGCTTAATATGCCTCATCATATTCATAGGCATAGATTATTAAATATATCTAATCTACTAACTACTGAATGGTATTCTACTGATTATCATGACAAAGAAATTCTATTAGATAGAAGTTTTATAACTAAACTAAGATATAAAAATATTTTTGATATGAGAACTACTAAATATAAATATCTGTCAGAAATAATGCCAATTATTGCTAATAATTATGTTCTACTTTCTTATGATTTTTGGTTAAAAAACTATGAAAACTATATTAATATTATATCTAGTAGATTTCATTTAAAAAAAATTGGAAGCCCACCACATTTAGAAAATAAAAATCCATACATGATTACTCCAGAGATTAAATCTATCATAGAGTCAAATGCTGATTGGAATTTAGAGCAAAGTTTGGGATTCTATAAGAGAGTCTAAAGAGATTGGCTTGACAAGCCGATACTCGTAGTGTAGAATCGTAGCATCATCCCTAACATTGGAGTTTTTATGATTGTTTTGAACACTGTTGCCGAAAATAATACTGTGGAAATGAGCAAGAGTAAGGCCGATATTTTCTTCTCTACATTCCCCAAAGATAAGGTTGTAGCATATAGAGAATATTGGGAGAGTGTTCGTCCTCAGAATGTTGAAGATATTTTTCGTCGTTATCTCTTTGCATATACCAGCGTTCATACCACTTGGCAAGGTAATGTTAAGGGATATAATGCTATTAAGAATTTTAATGAGTGGATTGATAATGAAAATATTCTGAGAGATAAATTGCATAAGAGTGGTGTTGGCCTACACAATAATCGTACAAAATATATTTGGGACTTTGCTAGTAAGTTTTGGGCTAATCCTAAAGACTTTTATTTTACCTCCAAGAAGGGTCATGTTAAGAAGCGTGATTCTATTGTAAATAAAATTAGTGGCATTGGTTTGGCTAAGGTTAGTTTTGCCTTAGAAATGATCCATCCTAATGAGGCCAGAGCATTGTGTTTGGATGTTCATATGCTTCGCCTTTACGATATGGAAGATTTGAAATATAATAAGAGTAAGAGTGGCTCAACCATTTATAAAAAGGCTGAACGTCACTGGGTGGTAAATTGCGGCAAGCAAAAAATTCCATCATATATTGCCCGCTGCTTGTATTGGGATAATTTGCAAAAGAAAGAAGATAGTCGTTATTGGAGTTTTGTTCTTGAGGACTAATTATGAGCCAAAATGGTAAGGGTTCTAAACAAAGACCAAAAAGCGTAGATCAAAAAACATGGGAAAAAAACTATGAACGAATCTTTGGTAAAAAAAGACCAAAAAATAAATAACTATCGAACTCTTTTCATACGATGTGACTGTCATAGTGAAGTTTTAGTTATAGACTATGATGCAACATTTAAGATGATAGAACTATCAGTATTTAGTTCTTTGATTTCTTCTAAAATGTCTCTTTGGCAAAAAATACGATACATTTATCAAATACTAAAGAACGGAAAACCATATACCGATCAAATCATATTGCACAAAAATCAAATAGATGAATTAAAAGTATTTCTTAACAATATATAGTGTATATTATTATATCGCTAACTCAAAAGGAGATAGATATGATAATGAAAAATTATGTTGCTGATGAATTAAGCAATAAGGTGTATCATCTTCATAAGGCTCTGGAAAAGGCTAGAGAAATCATATCAATATTAGAAAATGAAAATAAAAATCTGAAAAAGATTATAGATGATTTAGAAGAACATGAAATTCAGACTGTTTGAACTTAAAAATTCAAGTTGCGGTCTTGACAAGACGATACTACAGGATACAATGGTAATACAAAGCAGGGTTGAACTGATCGCGTGATCGGTACTGTTTTGTGGATTTTGGATTGAATTGGAGGTTGATTATGGCTGATGTAAATATTGTTGAGAAGCAGAAGCGTGTTCGTTGCTCTGATGAGCAGTTTCTTGAGGCTGTTTTTTCGTCTAAGACTTATGCTGAAATTGCCAGCAAGACGGGTCAGAAGGTTGCTACCACAATGGCTCGTTTTGCTCGTACTAAAGCGGCTCTTGCTAAGAAGGGTGAAGAACTACCAACTATGGAACGTGCGAAGCCATCTAAGACAGTGGATAATGTTGAGGCTATGGCCGACTTTGTTCGTCGCCTAAAGGCTCACGCTAACGGCTGAGAGGGTTTTTAAAACCAATAGGCAATCGGCTACAAGAATTTAAATGACAGAGGCACAACAAGATAATCAACCTCAAGTCAATGGTTTTTGTAGTCGGTTGTTTTTATGGGAGTGTAGACCAAAGGCAGAGTCAAGGCACTTAAAATGCCTCAAGTGTGGGTTCGACTCCCACCACTCCTATTTATTGATTAACTTAATTCTATAAGGATACAATCATGAGTAAAAATTCTCTGGAACTATATAAGATCGGCAGTAAAGTTAAGTTGACTGATGATGTTTATGGAACTATAGTTAGTGCTACTATTAGTGCTGACAATAGTATCTCGTATAAGTGTGGTTGGTGGAATGGTCGTAGTTATTCCACTGAACATTTTGCACCAAACGAACTAGAAGTTACAGTAGTTGAGAAAACCAAAATCGGATTTGTTTCATGAACGAATATTCTGATCCATTAGACTATGTTTTGAATTGTACTGAACAAGGTCTTGTACCAAAACTATTCACAGTTCAAAATGCTAAAGACGAACTAGAAAAACTAAGACAAAAATTAGGCTCTTTTAAAATTGTTGCGTATGGCAGGATTAATGACAAACATGATCTGTATGGATTGAGCATTAATCATAATCCATATTTAAACCAAGATACTGTTGTTCCTCTATATTCTAATAGAGAAGAATTTCTAAAAGATGATTGGAGAGGATACCAATATGGTCGCTCTGCCAAATAAATTTTATCGTGGCATAGTTCATAGTCCTAAGAATCCTAAACATCCTAATTTTAGATTTTTAATTGTGGATACGGTATACGAGAAACAGGATGAAAACGGCGAATATTATACCGATTCATTTAATACTTACGAAGATTTTCTTTTTCATAATCCAGACAAAGGCGATTCTTTTTATGGAGTATATGGCTCCTATTGGATAGATATTCCACGAAATACTCTGAAGATTAGCGAAACATTTAGTCTTAAAGAAGCAATATTAATTGCTGAATCTATTATGGGTAATTCTATTATAGAAACGACAGAGTAAAATGATAAATACTGAATTTGAAATTGATTATAGTGATTGGTTTGATGAGGGAGGATGCTGCCAAGTATATCCTATTAAAAATCACAAAGGTTCGGTATTTAAAGAGTTTAGAAACAAAAAGAAAGCCAGTGAAGCATATTCTATTCAAAAAAAATTAGCCAAATTCGACCTTGCCCCAAAAATATTTAGTAAAGTTTGCAAATTAAATTTTGCAGAAGAAGAGGGCGTCATATTTTATGAAAGTAGTGATTGGGGATTTATAACAGAATATGCTAAAACTTGTAAAGCCAATACTACTATTAGTATGAAAGAAATTCAGAATTTAGTTGATGATATTCTTGAAAAAACTGGTTTAAAATTTTGGGATTGTCATTGGTATAATGTGGGCCTAGTAAAAAGAGGCCGCTCTAAAAAATTAGTTTGTATTGACACTGGCAAAGAAAGTTTTGATGGTAATGCTAATGCTTGGGGGAATGTTGATCCTGGGCCTAGATGCGGATATTGTTCAAAATATAATTGTAAATGCTAGGAGAATATTATGCCATATATAAGTGAAGATGATAGGCTAGAGTTAGATCATTGTATTGACCAATTAACCCTTTGTATTCGTGATATTAAACATTCATTGAATAATCCGCACGACTTTAGTATTTATTTAGGTCGAATAAATTATTGTTTTTCTCGTATATTATCGGGCTTAATGGAACAACCATCATATAATAAGATCGCTATGATTACTGGTGTATTAGAAAATGTGAAACAAGAATTCTATAGAAGAATTGCTGCTCCATATGAAGATATTAAAATTATCCAGAATGGCGACATAAAAGAGTATAAAAAACTAAAATAAGGAGCCTATTATGTCACGAGATTTTGATGATATCCGTAAGAAAATTGATCAATCTCATAAGGATCTATATAAAAAAGATGTAGAAAATGCAAAAGACATATGTGTACTAAAAAAAGATCAAGATAAATTACTTAAAGATATTAGTGAAATTAAAAAAGAAGTTAGAGATATTGGTTATAAAGTTGATTTGATGTTAGAAATACTTAATAGTTTCACCATAATGCTGGACGAATCAGAAGATATTGAAGAAGATTATGATACTGATCAAACATGGGTTCCAGATGAAGATGATGATTGGAATAGTAGAGAAGATGAAAGTTAATGGCTAGTTTAGCATTATTAGTTACAATAATATTCTTGGGTATGATATTGTTTGGCCCATTATTACTACTAATAAATAAACTCAATATTTTTCCAAAGATTATAATTCAATTCTTATCTATATTTTGTGCGATATATGGATTATGGTGGATATTAACTCTTGTTACGCCTATTCGCTGGCTAGGATTATTGCCGATATATTGTGCGTACCTTGCAACAAAATCTAAAGACGCGAGGCTTGACAACCGATAACAGTATGGTATGATACGCTAATCACAGGTCGATAACGAAACATATTGGAGAAGAAAATGAAGTTGGCAGACAGGACGGTTGAGACTCACAGTGCTGGTGTTAAGAGTGAAGCAGGATTCACTATCGCCCAAACCAGTAAAATGTTTAAGATTTTGTCAGACTCTCTTTATTCTGACAAGGTGATGGCAGTTGTTCGTGAGTTGTCCACTAACGCTTATGACAGTCATATTGCTGCTGGTAATAAGAATCCTTTTAAGGTAGTATTGCCTAGTGCTGGTAATCCTAATTTTGTGGTGCGTGATTATGGCACTGGTCTTAGTCAGGCCGATATGGAGAATCTTTATACAACCTATGGTGCTAGTAATAAGAATACTAGTAACGATTTTGTTGGTTGTCTTGGTCTAGGTTCTAAGAGTCCTTTTGCGTATACCAAGAGTTTTACTACTAGTTCTTATTACAATGGACAAAAGTATACTTATGTTGCTGCTATTGATGATAGTGGCGTTCCTACTCTGAATCTTTTTAGTGTCAGCGAAACCGACGAACCTAATGGTCTTGAGATTAGTTTTGCTGTAAAGCAGTATGACTTTGCTGAATTTAGTAGCAAGTCTATGCGTATTTTCCATTACTTTAAGATGAAGCCTATTATTGAGGGTGGTGTTCTAACTAATCTAAAAGATCATAAATATAGCAATAAAAACATCATCTTGAGCGGTGATGGTTGGAGAGTTTGCCGCCTGAATAATGATACTAATTATTATCCTAATGTTCATCACCATATTGATAGTGGCATTGTTGCACTAATGGGCAATATTGCGTACCCCGTTAAGGCTAGTCAGATTGTTGGTGAGGATAAGCAAACCACTAATGATGCTATTCAGCGTTGGAATCGTGCTTTTCAAAAGGCCGATATTGACAGTTGGAAAAGTTTTGTTAATGAGATTATTAACCAGAATCTTTATCTTGAACTTGACTTTGGTATTGGCGAACTTGAAATGGACGTTTCCAGAGAAGGTTTGCAGTATACCAAAGATGTAATTAGAACCTTGCGTGAAAAGACTCAAGAGATTTATCTTGAGATGAAGGAACAATTTAGCAAGAAAATCGCTGCTGCCAAAACCAAGGTAGAAGCAATCACGCTTTATTATACCCTTAACGATCTTGCTGGTGGTTGGGGAGTTGGTGCTGAATGGACTGACAGTAAGGGTAAGAAGCACAATATTAATTCTGGACAGGATCTAGAATATAAAATTCCTGCCGGAAAGAGTATGTACGTTTTTAATTATCGTACTGCTGGCTATCGTTCTCGTCGCATGGTTTATCAGACAAACAGTATTCATCACAATACTCTTACTGGTAAGGGGGAATACTATTGGAATAGTCAGAAAAAGACGGGCGAACTGTCATTCTTTGTTTGCGATATTAAAACAGAAGAAACAGCAAAGAAGATCGTTACTAGATATTGCAACGACAATAATTGTTTTGCGTATCTAATGATTGATACCAAGGATCATACTAAGGCAGATGAAGGTTTTGACGATCTTATCTCTGATGTTGGTGCTGACAAAATCAAGAAGGTTTCTGACTACAAGGACTTGATTAAGAGTAATAATCCTCGTAAGCAAAGTAGTCGATCTTCTAATGGTGCTGTTAGTGACCAAGATGTATTTTTTATCTATGGAGAATCTAAGGATAGCGGCAAAATTAGCAATCCTTATAACGATGCTCCTTGTCTCAGGGTTTTGACAGAAGATGAATTAGAGGCTTTTGAAGATAGTGATGAGATTATTTATGTTCCAATCATTCGCTATGCTAGTGCTTCTAATGAATATCCATCAATTTCTGATTTGAACCTAATGATAAACGATGTTACTGCAACATCATTAGTCAAGGATTTGTTTGGATCTAATAAGATTTATGCTATCAAGAGTGCTTTTGTCGATAAACTCAAGAAGCAGGGATATACGCTGATTGACTTTAATACTTTCTTCAAGAAGCAACTCAAAAGAGTTGCCAAAGATAGTCTGAACAAGTTGTCAGAATACAATGGTATTGTTGAATTTAGCAGAACTCAGAATAATTATTCTGCTAAGAATAGCGACACTTACTATGGATATGGTACTCTGGAAAAGCAATTTACTTTTCATATGCTTAATATTTTTGGTTTGGACTATGAGAAACATATCAGTAATAAGAAACTAGTTGATGCTATCAATTATTGTCTAATTATTG